AATATTGAGAAAGAATGTAAAAAACATGGGGTGATGAAATGAATATAAATATAAAAAAGAAAATAGAAAATGATTTAAGAGAATACCCATTTCTATTAATTGCAGTAGATGCTGGAGGACTTGGTTATCCTACTAATCATGAAATTGTTAAAGATGTTAAGCATCCTAGTACAATGAAAGGAAGCTTTGTTGAAAGTTGTGTAATTGATGAAGAATATAATAAAAAGAAAGTTGATAAAATTACAAGAGCTTTAGAGTTATTAGATATAACAGAGAAAGAAATTGTTGAGGAATGTTATTTTAGAAATACCTATACTAATCAACAAATAATATCTAATATGTGCATTAGTAAGGCAAAATTCTATAAGGTTAAGAATGATTCATTAAGAAAAATTGCAATTTCTTTAGGATATTTGTAAAAAAAGAAAAAATAAAGACAAAATAAAGACAAAAGCAAAACAAAAAAGTAGAAAGTAAAAAAAACTTATACTACAATAAATGTAAGATGTTATAAATATAAAATTAAATAAAATCCCCTTTAAATAAAAGCACTTAAGTGAAATTCTTAGGTGCTTTTATTTTTTGAGGAGAAGAAGGTGAGAGTGTGAAAATAAAAGTAATAGATATAATTAAAGAAACTCAACCAGATACTTATAGTAGGTTAAAGGCTAATAAAAAAAGACACTCTAAAAAAGAGCTTACTAAAAGAGATTATGAGGAGTTAATGAAAAATAGTTCATACAAAAGAGTTACTGGTGGAGCTATTAGGCAGGTGAGATAATATGGGAAAAAAGATGCCTGCAGATCCTATAAAAAGAATAGATGATATTCATTATATACAGGCATATATAAAAGCTCAAAATAAAACTCATAGCCATAGAAATTATATTTTATTTATTCTTGGAATTACTACTGGATATAGAGTAGGAGATTTAGTAACTTTAAGGGTAAAAGATATTAAAAGAGCCTTATCTTATGGATATTTTCAGATAGAAGAAGGTAAGACTAAAAAAATTAGAAAAGTACCGATAGTTTCAAATTTAAAGAAAGAACTAAAAGATTATATAAAAAATAAAAAAGATTATGAATATATGTTTTATAGCCAAAAAGGAAGAAATTTAGGAGTAAAGGGAGTAACTGACATATTAAAAGATGTTGCTGAAGATTTAAAGTTAAGAGATATAAATTTATCAGCACATAGTTTGAGAAAAACATTTGCTTATAGAGTTTGGATGGAAAATGGCAAAGATATATTTTATGTAAAAGAATTATTAGGTCATAGCACAGTAGAATATACTAAAAGATATTTAGGATTAGATATTGAATTGTATGGAAGAACATTAAATTCATTAAACAATTTGATACTCTAATCCTTTATATTTTGGCATATAAATGTTCCATTTTTTATATGTAAGGGATTTAAGGTAAAAAAATAATTGCATATATTAGTAAGAACTTTAAAAAATAAATGTTTGATTTAATATATTATAAAACATTATTTAAGGAAAATACGAACAATAAAACATATAAAAATAATAAAATTCGTTTAAAAAGAGGTAAAAATGGCTAAAGAATTTGCTAAGAAATTTTATAAATCTAAAGAATGGATTAAATGTAGAGATTATATTTTTAAAAAATATCATGGGATATGTCAAGAGTGTGGACGACCTGGCGAAGAAGTTCATCATAAGGAATTTTTAAATGCTATTAATATCAATGATCCTAACATTGCTTTAGGAGAAGATAATTTAATTTTATTATGTAGAGATTGTCACTTTGAGAAACATAAGAAAACTAATCCTTTAGAAAGAAATTTCAATAAGTCAAAGCCGATTACCAATAATGGTACATACTTTGATGAAAATGGGGAGTTAAAGGAAATTAAGAAGTATATAGTTTATGGAGCACCAGGGGCAGGGAAAACAACTTATGTTAATAAGCATAGACAGTATGGTGATTTAGTTGTTGACTTAGACTTAATTAAACAAGCTATAAGTATGGAAGGTAAGACTAATGCACCTGATAATTTATTAAGTGTTGCCAATGCAATTAGAGAAACTATTTACAGAGAGATAGAAGCTAATAAAGTTGATTGCAAGAACATATGGATAATAGCTTCATTACCTTATAAAAATGAAAGGATAATACTTAGCAAAAGGCTTAAGGCAGAGTTAGTATTCATTAATACAGATATACTTTCATGTATAGATAATGCTATGAATGATGATAGCCGAAGCGATAAGCAGTTGCAGAAGTACATAATCAATAAATGGTTTGAAGTATATGAACAGTAACCCCCCCTATAAAAGATGTGGGAGGGCTGACGAGGGACCGTCGGAGGGGGGACATAATTTTACCTCCACATGAAATTTTCAAAACTAAAGGGGGGTTATATTTTTGAGTATATCCGAACAATTAGAAAGAGAAAAGAAAATTAAACAAGAAATAAATAGAATTAAAAAACTTTATAAAGATTTAGAAAAAGATAAAGTTAAAGTTGTTGAAGGACTAGTTACTGAAGCTTCATTTATGAAATTAACTCTTCAAGAATTAAGAGAAGATTTGTTTAAAAATGGAATGACTGAATTATATGAGAATGGACCACAAGTTGTAAATCGAGAAAGACCTGAAACAAAAATTTATTCAACTATGATTCAAAGATATTCAAATGTAATGAAACAATTAATTGATTATATGCCAGAAGAAGAACAAAAAGAAGAAAATGATGAGTTAAAAGAATTTCTTAACAGGAGAAAAGTTAAGAAATGACTTATATAGAAGAATACTATAATAAAATTATGAGTGGTGAAATAGTTGCATGTCATAGAATAAAACAAGTTTACTCTATGCTAGTAGATAAATTACATCATCCTGAAAAATATGAACCTTATATATTTGATGAAGAGTTAGCAAACTTACCAATAGAGTTCATTGAAACTTTTATTAAGCAAGCACAAGGTGAATTAGGAGCAAATTTAAAATTAGAGCTATTTCAGAAAGCTAAGCATCAAGCAGTATTTGGATTTGTTCATAAAGATACATATTTAAGACAATACAATGAAGTCTTAGATATTAGAGGCAGAAAAAATGGTAAGACTACAGAACTTGCAGCTGATGAACTTTTTATGGCTATTGGTGATGGAGAAGGTTCTCCTGAAATATATAACGTTGCTACAAAATTGGAGCAAGCGTATAAAGGATTCCAGGAATGTTACAAGATGATTCAACAGTCAAAATCTTTATCAAAACATTTCAAGAAAAGAAAATCTGATTTATATATAAATTTTAATTATGGTTCAATTAAGGCATTAGCTAGTAATACTAATGGATTAGATGGATTAAATGCTCATATGGTCACTATAGATGAATTAGCAGCAATAAAAAATAGGGATTTATATGATTTAATGAAGCAGTCAATGTCAGCAAGAAGACAGCCTTTACTAAATTGTATAACTACTAATGGATTTGTTAGAAATTCTATATTTGATTCACAGTATGAATATGCATGTAAAGTTTTAGATGGGAAGGTCAAGGATGATAAATTCTTGGCTTTTATTTATGAACTTGATGATAGAGACGAGTGGGACAAAGAGGAATGTTGGATAAAAGCTAATCCAGGGCTAGGAACTATAAAGAAATTTGATTTTTTAAGAGATTGTGTTAATAAGGCTAAGGCAGATGATGCATTTAAAGCTACAGTTATGGTTAAGGATTTTAATATGACTGAAAATTCATCAACTGCGTGGTTAAGATGGGATGAACTTAATAATGAAACAACATTTGATATAAAGGAAATGGGATTCAGATATGGTATTGGTGGATTCGATTTAGCAGAAACAACAGATTTATCTGCAGCTAAGTTATTATGTATGAGGCCTAATGATGAAAATATATACGTTATGTCAATGTACTTTATTCCAGAAGAGAAATTAAACCAAGAAGAAACTAATAAAGAAGTTGACCAAGTACCATATAAGTTATGGGAAAAACAAGGATTATTAAGAGTTTGCCCAGGAAATAAAGTTAATAAGTTTCATATGTTAGAATGGTTTATTGAAATGAGAGATAAATATGACATCTATATACCTTGGATAGGATATGATCCTTGGCATGTAGATGATAGTTTATTGCAAGCATATCAAAATGAATTCGGAAAAGATGCAATGGAAAAGGTTAGACAAGGGGTTTATACTCTATCATCTCCTATGAAAGAATTAAAAGCTGACTTAAAAGCTCATAAAGTTATTTATAACAATAATAGCATTGATAAATGGTGTTTAACTAATATAGAAGTTAAAACAGATATTAATGCAAATATTCAACCAATAAAGGGGACTAATCCAACTCAAAGGATTGATGGAGCTGTAGCATTAATAATAGCTTATGTTATTCTAAAAAATAGAATGGCAGAGTATGAAAATATGATTTAGAAAGGAGGTGAGAAATTAATGGGGCTGATAAATAAAATATTCTCAAAAGTATCTAGTAGTTTGGCTTTAACTAATTTAAAGGGAATAAATCAGCCAGATACAACTTTTGTAGATTGGAATGGCGGTATATATGATAGTGATATTGCTAAAAGTGCTATTCATACTAATGCAAGCAATATAGCTAAACTTAATCCTAAACATATTAGAAGAACCGGAGATACCGTAATACATTCACCAGATAGAAGAATAGAAAAGATGCTTATGTATCCTAATCCTTATATGAATATATATGACTTTTTATATAAAGTAGGTACTCATAGAGAAGAAAAGGATAATGCATTTATATATTTTCATAAAGAAAATTATGAATTATATCCGATTAGTGCTAGTAAGCTTGAGCTTCTAGAATCTAAGAATGGCAATTTATTTGTAAGATTTCATTTTAAAATGGGCAAACAAGTAGTTATACCATTTGAAGATTTAATAATAATTAGAAAACATTTTAATTCAAAAGATATGTTTGGTGACAATAGTAATGCTTTAAGAACTACTATGGAAGTAATAGATACTACAGACCAAGGTATAGTTAAAGCTATAAAGAGGTCAGCTTCTTTAAGAGGAATATTAAAGTGGAAAACTGTATTAAGGAAAGAAGATACAAAACAGCAGACTGATGATTTTGTTAAAGATTATCTTAATATAGATAATGATGGTGGAGTTGCTTCAACAGATCCTAGGTTTGATTTTGAACAATTAAAATCAGATGCTTATGTTCCCAATAAAGCATTACTAGATGGTTCTAAGGATAGAATATATAGTTATTTTGGAGTAAATGAAAAAATTATTCAAAGTAGATTCACAGAAGAAGAATGGAATGCTTATTATGAAAATACTATTGAGCCAGTAGCAATTCAATTATCATTAGAGTTTACTAAAAAAATATTTAGTGATAATAAACAAGGTCATGGGAATGAAATAATTTTTACATCCAATAGATTACAGTATGCTAGTAATTCAACAAAGGTTGAAGTTTCAAGACTATTAACAGATATAGGTGCAGCAAGTCTAGATGATATTTTAGAAATGTTTAATATGGCTCCAATTGGTGGAGAGGATGGAAAAAGAAGGGTTCAAACCTTAAACATGGTTAATGCTAATAAAGCTGACTTATATCAAATCGGGAAAGGGGGTGATGAAGATGACAATTCAGAAGAAAATAAATGATGTTAAAGAAATAAGAAAAATACAAGTTAACAAACTAGAAGTAAGAACTATAGAAGGTAGTGAAAATAGAGTTGTTGGTGGGTATGTAAATAAATTTAATCAACAATCTGAAATAATGAGGGATTACTGGGGAGATGAATTTGTAGAAGTTATTTCAGATAGCGCATTTAATAAAACATTAGAAACTAAGTCTCAAAAAGCATTATGGAATCATAATACTGATTTAGTATTAGGAAGTGTTTCAGCAGGGACATTAAATCTATTTACTGATGGAATTGGTTTAAGGTGTGAAATTACTTTACCAAATACAACTTGGGGTAATGATGCATATGAATCAATACAAAGAGGTGATGTAGATGGAATGAGCTTTGGATTTAGATGTATTGAAGATATGTGGAGCAAAACAGAATATGAAGGCAGAGAAATATATAAAAGGACTATCCTTGAAGTAGAATTATTCGAGGTTAGTCCTTGTGTTTTTCCAGCATATCCAGACAGTCAAATTAATTGCAGGAGCTTAGAAAATTATAAAAAAAACAACCAAGAAAAAAGAACTCAAGAGTTAATAATCAAGACGTTTTTATAATCAAAATTTTGGGAGGATAAATTTATGAACATTTTAGCGAGATTACAAGAAATCGAATCAAGAAAAAAAGAAATAAGAAACATTTTAGGAACTGACAAAGGTGCAGACTTAGATGCATTAGAAAAAGAATTAAGAGATTTACAATCTGAAAAGGAACAATTAGAAAAGAGACAAGCATTATTAGATCAAGCATCAGCAATTTCAAAAGGAATTGAAGAAGCAAGAAGTTTAGGAACTGTAAATGATATTATAAATCCAGCAAAGGAAGAAAAGAGAACTGAAAAAGTTGATATTGAAGAAAGAGGGAAAAAATTAAAGGAAAATAGAAGTGTTTCAGTAGGTTCTTCAGATTTAATACTTCCAAACCATCAATCAACAACAATTAATGGAACTTTCAATCAAGTATCATCATTAATTGATGGGGTTAAGCATGTTCCGTTAAATGGAGGAGAAAGCTATAAGACAGCATATGAAAAATCACATGGAGAAGGTGGATATACTGGAGAAAGTGAAGCAGCACATACTGCGGATGTTGAGTTTGGTTATGCAGAAATAACAAAATCAAAAATAACATCTTATTCAGAAGAAACAGAAGAGGTAGTTAAGTTACCAGCTGCAGATTATGATTCTGTAATAGTTGGTGGAGTTGGAAAATCTTTAAGAAAGAAAATAACAAAAGAAATATTAGTAGGAGATGGTGGAGCTAATCATTTAGTTGGTATATTCTCAGATAAAGCGAAAGCAATTGAGGCAGAAACTGATTTAGAAATATCAACTATTGACGAAACTACACTTGATGATATTATATTCTCATTTGGTGGAGATGAAGATGTTGAAGATACATCTGTATTAATATTAAATAAAGCAGATGTTAAAGCATTTGCTAAATTAAGAACTCAGGATGGGAAAAAAGTATATGATGTTAAGGCTCAAGGTAATAAAGGGACAATTGATGGAGTACCTTACATAATTAATTCAGCTTGTAATGCTATTTCAAATTCAACAACTGTTACAGGACAATATTGTATGGCATATGGACCATTATCAAATTATGAATTAGCTACTTTCTCTGAAACAGAAGTTAAGAGATCTACTGATTCAAAGTTCAAAGAAGGAATGATTGCTCATAGAGGAGTTGTCTTTGTTGGTGGTAATGTAGCAGCACATAATGGTTTCTTAAGAATTAAAAAAAAGTAGTTAGTGGTGCTAGTACATTTTCACTAGAGCCACAAGATAATAACATAGAAGAATTAACAGTATCTGAATTAAAAGCTATAGCGAAAGAAAATGAAGTTACTGGATATTCATCTATGAATAAATCACAATTAATAGAGATATTAAGAGCTACTATTTAGTAGCTCTTTTTCATTAAGGAGTGATTAAATGTTAGAAAAAATAAAATCATCATTAAGAGTTAAATCAACTAAATTAGATGTAGAAATTCAAGATTTAATAGAAGCAGCTAAATTAGATTTAAAAATATCAGGAGTAACTAAGATTAATGAAGCAGATCCATTAATAATTCAAGCTGTAAAAACATACTGTAAAGCTAATTTTGGATTAGATAATAAAGATTCAGAAAAATACCAAAAGTCTTATGACATGTTAAAGCAACATTTAAGTTTATGTGGTGAGTATAATGTGGAATGATGTTTGTTATTTAGGTAAGAGAATAAAAGAAACTGATGATATTGGTGACTTAATAGAAACTATAATTTATGAAAATGAAGTTTACTGTAATGAAAAATCAATAAAATCTAGTGAATTTTATCAAGCTCAAGCTGTTGGTATGAAACCAGAAGTTACTTTGGAGTTAATGTTAGCTGATTATAATAAAGAAAAGTATGTTAAATATGATGATGGATTTGGTGAAGAAGAATATACAGTTTTAAGAACTTATAAAAAATCTTCAGATAGAATTGAATTAACTTTAGTAAGAGGTGTTAATAATGCCAGTTCCTAAGAGTGTAATTAAGATAAAAAAAGGGAATATAGAATATATTTCAAATGTTGATAGGGTTAATTATACTTTAAATGAGCTTACTAGAGCAGCACTTAGAGATGTAGGTAAGTATCTATGTAATAGGTTTAGAAGTAATTACTATGGCCTATTTAAACGCAAAAAAGGAAGAGTAGGAAAATATACTCAATATTGGGTTAGAAAAAGGGAATGTGATTTACAAATTGGAATAAAACCATTTGCCTTTTATGGAGCATTTCAGGAGTTTGGTAGTAGTAAAACTAAGAAATTAGGTTTATTACAAAAAACAGTAAATGAAAATATTCCTAAAATAGTTGAAATTGAATCTAAATATCTTAGTGCTTTAGAAGATGAAGCAAGAGCATTAGCTTTAGTTAGTGAACAAGAATATGAGGGAGGTGCTGAGGATTAGTAAAACATTAGAATTAAGAAAAGTTATTAAAAGTTTATTACTACAATTTAATAAGAATGTATTTTATGAAAATGCTGATGATGATGCAAGATACCCTTATATAGTTTATGAGTTAGATTCAGTTGATTTCAATAACACTTATAGAGATGATTTAATTTTAACTATCAGTATATGGGATAAAGACACGAGTACTAAAACTGTTGAAACAATAGCTGATAATATTGAGAGGCTAGATTGTATTAATAATCCAACTGATACAGTATTACCAACATTCTATAAGATAAGTAGAAGTTCAATTCCAGATGAAGATAAGTCAATTAAAAGAAGAGAATTAAAGTTCTCTATTCAAAATTATTATATAGGAGAGTGAGTTAAATGGTAGCGCAAAAAATTATACTAGGGAAAGGTGTATTTTCTATAGGAGATACTCCAATAGCTCTTACTAGAGGTGGAGGACAGTTTACAGTAGAAAGGGAAGTAAGGCAAATTGAAGCTGATGGGGATAGAGGACCTGTTAAAGGAAGAACCGTAATAGATAAGTCAGTTCCTAAGCTAATAATGAATGTACTAGAAGCTATTCCAGAAAACCTACCAAAAATGTATGCAGGATTAAAAGCTACAAAAGGAGAAGGTAAAACAGTTATCACTGGAACATCTCAAATAGCTGATTCAGATTATCAAGAATTTGTAAAATGGACTGGTAAAACAAAAGATGGTAAAGGGGTAGTAATTAAAGTTGATAATGCTATTAACCTTGAAAATTTTGACTGGACATTAGCTGATAAAGATGAGGTTATTTCAGCTTTATCTTATACTGGATGTTATTTAGATAATTCACCACAGGATTATGAGCCTTGGGAAGTAGAATTTGCAGATTAATTTAAAAGAAGGTGCTTGCACCTTCTTTTTATTTTAGGAGGAATTATAAGTGAGAAAGTTAAATACAAGTGATGTTTTTTCATTAGCTAGATTAATAAAAGAAATTGGGATAAAAGAAGATATTAAGAAATTATCTACATCAGTAAATGAGAATACAGATGTAAAAGAAGCTGGATTTGATTTAATATTTACTGTAATTGAAAAGTTTGCTGAAAAAAATAGTGAACCTGCTTTATATAACTTTTTAAGTGGACCTTTAGAAATAGAACCAGAAGAGGTGGGTAAAGTTGAATTATTTACTTTAGTAGAAAATATTTTAGAAATAGCTGATATTGAGAAGTGGAAAGCTTTTTTAAAATTAGCAGTTCGATAGATTTAATTGAAATTGAGGAACTGCTATTAAGTAGATATAGTAACATTGATTATATTTTAAAACTTCATTTTCTAGAAGGTTATGAGATCATATTAAAAGCTTATGATAAAGAAATAGAGGATAGGATATGGGATAGATGGTTAATTGACTATAAGAATATGACCGAAGATAACTTTATTAATTTTGAAGATTATAAAAGTAAACTTATAATTAAAAATCAATCAGTAGAAGAGGATAAAGTAACAAAAGAGGAGCTTTTATTAATAGAAAATAAAATCTCACAGAAAAGAGGTGAGGAGTAATGGCAATAGAAGTATTTAAACTCTTTGGTAGTATTATGGTTGATAATGACAAAGCTAATAAGAGTATTAGTGATACTGACAAAAAAGCTGAAGGGTTAGCAGGTAAATTCTTAAGTGCTGTAGGAACTGTAGCTAAATTTGGAACTGCTGTTGTTGCAGCTGCAGGAACTGCTGCTGTTGCATTAGGTACAGTAGCTACTAAAGCAGCTATTGATTTTGAAAATCAAATGTCTAATGTTGCAACTTTATTAGATGGTGATGTTAAAGGGAAAATACAAGACTTAGGAATGGAAGTTAAAAATTTATCTACATATACTGGAGTTAGTTCTGAATTACTAACTGACGGGTTATATCAGGTAATTTCAGCATTTGGAGAAACAGCTGATTCTATGAATATATTAGCAACAGCAAGTAAGGGAGCAAAGGCAGGTAATGCAACAGTAACCGATTCAGTAAATTTATTAGCAGCAGTAACAAAAGGATATGGTGATACATCTAAAGAAGCAGCTGAAAAAGCATCAGACCTGGCGTTTTTAACTGTTAAGTTGGGGCAAACTTCATTCCCAGAACTTGCATCAAGCATGGGTAAAGTAATTCCATTGGCATCAACAATGAAGGTAAGCCAAGAGGAACTATTTGGAGCAATGGCAACTCTTACAGGGGTTACAGGTAATACCGCAGAGGTATCTACACAGTTAAGAGCAACAATTCAAGGGATGTTACAACCGACAACTGCAATGACAGGAAAGATAAAAAAGTTAGGCTATGAAAACGGTCAAGCTATGATTGAATCTTTAGGACTACAAGGAACACTTGATAAGCTTAAAGAAAGTGTAGGTGGTAATGAAATAGCTTTTAGTGAATTATTTGGTTCAGTTGAAGCTAAAAATGCAGTCTTAGCACTTACAGGAGCACAGGCAGAAAACTTCACAGAAAAGACTAATGCAATGAGAAATGCAGTAGGTGCTACTGAGGATGCTTTTAAAAAACAAACTGATAATATTAAAGACAATTTTGCTAAATTAAAAAATGCATTTGATATTATGATGATTGATTTAGGGGAAAAGTTTTTACCAGTCTTAAATAACATATTAAATTGGGTTAATGATAAAATGCCTGTTATTCAAGATGTTTTATGGACTACATTTGATGTTATTGGTGAAACAATTACTTGGTTAAATGATATATTTAAAACTGTAACTAGCGAAATTAATATAAGTTGGGATACTGTTATAAATGCTATAAAGACAGTATGGGAAACAGTAGGACAGCCTATAATTGAAGCAATCACACCTTTAATAAATTCATTAAAAGAAAATTGGGAGATTATATGGGGAGCAGTACAATTATATTTTCAAGCAACATGGGATATGATGAAGATTGCATGGGAAACATTAGGGAAACCTATCTTTGACTTTATAGTTTTAGTTGTTGGAACTGTAGCTGACTTTTTTGCAGAACGTATGCCTGCAATTAGTGGATTTTTCTCTCAAATGGTTACAGATATAACTACATTTTGGAATGAAAACTTAAAGCCTTGTTTTGATGCTATTGGACAATTTATAAATAATGTTTTAGCACCAGCTTTTAAATTAGTTTTTAATCATATAATTGCACCAGCAGTAGATTCAGCTTTTAAGTTAATTTCTAATTTATGGAATAGTTTTTTAAAACCAGTATTAGTAGGTATAACTGACTTCTTAACTGGAGTATTTAGTGGTAATTTTACAAAAGCATTTAGTGGAATAGTTAGTACTGTTAAAGGTATATTCGGCGGGTTAGTAAGTGCAGTCAAAACTCCATTAAATTTAGTTATAGGAGTAGTTAATAGTTTTATAAAGGGATTAAATAAGCTTAAAATACCTGATTGGATACCTGGTATAGGTGGAAAAGGAATAAATATTCCAAGTATACCTATGCTGGCAAAGGGAACTGATTACTTTAAAGGCGGAATGGCCTTAGTAGGTGAGCAAGGTCCTGAACTTGTTACAATGCCTAGGGGAGCTAAAGTTACTCCAAATAGAGAAACTAAAAACATGTTGTCAGGTAATAATAGTACAGTTATTCTACAAACTATATTAAATGGTAGTGTAATAGCTGAAAGCATAGCACCATTTTCAGATATAGTAAGTGGTAAAAGATTAAATTTAGCAGAAAGAGGGGTGCTTGTATAAATGTTAGGTATTACAATAGGAGATAAACATAGTTATAAAGACTTTGGATTAACTATAGTATCTAAAAATATAGGTACTCCAAAAAAGAAAAAAATTAAAGAAACTGTTCCATTTATGAATGGTACTTATGACTTTAGCTCTATTTATGGAGAACAATGTTACGAGGAAAGAGAATTGACATATAAATTTAATCTTATTAGCAATAGTAAAATACAGCTTAGTATGTTAAATACACTTATTACAAATTGGTTAATGAATAACTTTAAAACAGAATTGTATGATGATTCTATTCCAGGATTTTATTTTATGGCTGAATGTGAAGAAGTTGACTTTGATGAGAACAGGAAAGATGGTATCTTAACAGTTAAATTTAATTCTTATCCTTTTAAAATTTCAACTAATTATGAAGGTAGTGATATTTGGGATATATTTAATTTTGAATTGGATTATGTTCAAGATACAAAGTTCAACGTTAATGGAATAAAAAATATTGAAATATTTAATAATAGTGCAATAGGAGTTTATCCTGAAGTTATATGTGATAGTGATATTTATGTTACTAAGAATAATATAAAATATAAATTTCAAAAAGGTACTACTAAAGATTTTAGATTCAAACTAGATAAAGGCTATAATAATTTAACTTTAGAAGGTAATGGAGCTGTAGAATTTTTATTTAAAAAGGAGGTGCTTTAGATGTATGAGATAAAATTAATTAATGATGGAATAGAAACAATTATTAATAGTGCAAGTACATATATAGAAGCACCAAGAATAACAGGTAGTATTAAACAAGGAATTAATACTATTGATAGTTTTAATTTTATAATATTACCTAACAATCAAGGATATAGCAAAATACATCCTTTAAAAACATTAGTAGAAGTAGTTAATACAAAAAATGGTTCATTAGATTTTAAAGGAAGAGTTTTATTACCTATTCCTAAGATGGATCAGAACGGAAAATTTTATATCTCCGTAATATGTGAAAGTGAATTAGGTTATTTAATGGATTCTACAACAAGATATGGTGAATACCATGATATAAGTGTTAGGGATTTCTTAAATATAATAATTGATAATCATAATAAGCAAACTTCAAAGGATAAACACTTTATATTAGGGAATATAGAAGTTACAGGTAATTTGTATAGATTTATGAAATATGAGAAGAGTTTTAGTTCAATAAAAGATAATTTATTAGATAGACTTGGTGGAGAACTAAAGATAAGATATGAAAATAATATTAGATATTTAGATTATCTTATTGAAAGTGGAGATACTAAAGAAACTCAAATCATATTAAGTAAAAATTTAAAAACAGTAGAGCAAGAGAAGGATCCTACAAATGTTATTTCTAGATTAGCTGCATTTGGAGCAAAATTAGAGGATAGTGAGGAAAGAATTTCACTTAAAACTGTTAATAATGGCTTAGATTATATTGATGATATTGATGCTATTAATACATTTGGGGTAATAGAAGATGTAGTTATGTGGGATGATGTTACATTGCCTGAAAATCTTTTAATAAAAGCTAAAGAATATCTTCAAGAAAATAATAAGATAAAGAAAAAACATAAAATTGATGCTTTAGATTTATCAATTATAGGTCTTGATGTAGATAGTTTTGAGGTTGGTAATAGTTATAAAGTTATTAATCCTGTAATGGAAATTAATGAGTACTTAAGAGTTATAGAAAAAACTATTGATATTAATAATCCTCAAAACTCAACTTTAACTATTGGGGATAAATTTGATGATATAAAAACATATCAATCTAACATAAGCAAAACACAAAAATCATTATCATCATTAACTCAAAAATTAACTTCTGTTGCCAGCAATGTAATGAGTGTTAATGATGCTCTACAATCTACTAATGAAAATCTTTTAGTAACAACAGAAGGATTAAAGCAAACTAATGAAGCTATAATAACAACTAATACTGTATTAATAAACACTAATGAAAAGTTAGATAGAATAAAGAAAATGCTCATTATGGGGGTGTAATATGGAAGAAATAATAAGACTTTCATCTAAAAAATTAAATGCTAGCGAGGAAATATTATACACTAATATTAATGGAGCAGTAGTTAAATCTATATTACTATTCAATAACAATAATTCTGATAAAGAAGTAACACTAAAGTTAGATAGTGTTACTTTTTTATTTAAGTTAGCTGCTAATGAAACTAAGATAATTGATACTCCAATAGTTACAAATTTAATAGAGGCTTCAGGAGAAAATATTAATATACACATTTCAGGTATTCAATTATAGGAGGTGCTAGATATGGCTAGTATACATGAAAATTTAAGTAAAATAATAAATGCAGTATTTGGTAGAGATATAAGACAAGCTCTACATGATGGATTAGATGCTATAAATAAAGAGACAGAAAGTACTACATCAAGGCAAGATTATTTAGATAGAAAATATGATGAACAAATAAAAAATATGACAGTACAAGATCCATCATCTGCTGAAATTGTAGATATGAGAGTAGCTGCTAATGGGAAAACATTTGAAAAAGCTGGAGATAGATTAAATTATTTTGACGAACAATTGGATACTAAGGCGCAACAAGTTGACTTAGAAGTTGAGAAAAAAAGAATAGATAGTTTTACTAAATTAAAAGAAGGTAGTACAACTGGTGATGCAGAATTAATTGATGCAAGAATAGGTGCTGACGGAAAAACTTATAGTAACGTAGGTAACGGAATTAGAAACCAAGTTAAGAATATAAACACTGTATGTCCTTTATTTGTAAATAAAAGCAACTTATTTGATAAAGATTCTAGTGAGATAGTTAATTTAATGAAAAGTTCAAATTCAGATATTATTGTACCAGTTGGTGGGGTTCAAGCTATAATATTTAAATGTAATCCTAGTTCAACTTATAATGTGTCTTTTAGTGGAGGGAATAGATATATTGTTTATCATACAAGCGAGTATCCGTCTTTAGATGTAGTAGTTAACAAAACAACATATATTCGTGAAAGTAGTGAAATTCTCAATGGTAATGTAAGATATGAGGGTGATGTAGTAACTGGAGAAAATGATAATTATTTAGTTGTTTACTTTGCAAATAATGTACAATATGCTGACACTAAAAATTGGATACAAATTACAGAAGGAAGTGGGCTTAAACCTTTCGCTAAATTCTTTAGTGAATACGAATTAAGTGGTTTAAAAGTTGACGTAAGAAAGGATGAATACACTTTTAAGCAAGATATAAAACAAGACTTGGGGAAACTAGATAAAGGATATTTGGTTATTTGTGTAGATGATGGAACTGAATATGATGTAAGTGTAACGTTCCCAATAATAAGAGAAAGTAATATTCCTATGAGTTTTTGTTTATTTGATACAAGTCCAATTTTAACAAATCCAATTTACAAAACTGAATTTGATTCTCTTTTATCAACTTATAAATGCGATGTGGTACAACATGCAACAAGTGTAATGGATAGCTGGGATATTGAAACAGTTGAAAATTATTTTATACAACAACAAAAATCAATGCAAGAAAAGGGATATAGCTGTAGTAGTTTTGTAGCTTCTGAAAATAAAAGTAGTGAAAACATAAGATTGGTAGGTTCTAAATATTTTGACCTTATATGTAGTGAGCCTAATAAAGATAACTATAGAAGAACAAATAGATATGCATTAGGTAGATTTGCAATAACAACAGGATTTGGATTACAAATGTATAAGAGTAGAATAGATAAGGCTATTAAAGATAAACAACTTCTAATTTTATATTATCATAGCGTAACAATGCAAAATGAAGCCTTCTTACAATTATTAAAAGATATAATTGTCTATGCTAAAAGTTCAGGCATAGAAATTACAACTTTAAAATCATTTTTTCTAAACAGTTAATTCACAATTGATATATATTGTTCGTAAAAGTAAATAGAGGATATATCCCAGTATTATAAAATACTGGGACTAATTTTAAAAGATATTTTTTATTAATTCTTCACCGAATTTTGTTAGTGATATTGAACCGTAGAATATCTTTACATAGGGTAAATGTGATTTTACATTTTTTAGATAATCCATATCTAAAGTACCTATAATATTGTCATAAAGATTAGGAATAAGTAATTTATTATCATCATGAATAGTTAAAATTTTAAGTCTTTCAAGATTTTCAAGAGATATAGTGTATTCATCATGATATAAAGAAAAAGAATAGTATTTTGGATCAATTACTATGTTATAGGCATCAATTCCAGCACCGTCAAATTCGGCTCTTTGTAGTCTTACTTTTATTTTGGGAATTTGCATAGTTCCATCTTTAAAAAGTTTTTCTAATAATTCAGCATCAAATACAGAAAGTTGTTTTATTACTTCAACAAAAGCTGGATGAACATACTTAGAGTTATTAACTTTCATAGAGTTAGCAATTAAATTTATATACATGTTTTTTAATTGCTCTTTATCTAAGTTATATCTAAGAGCTTCATATGCTGGAATAACAATATTAGATTCTGGTTCTTTAAGAAATTCAACAGGTGTATCACTTAATTTATCTTCTAATTTAGATTTTACAGCGGCATCAATATGTTTAAATCCATATACAGCCCAACTGAAAGGTGCTAATAATACATTTAATGTGGATGTTAATGTATCAAGAGCTTGACCAACATTTTGGGCTGATGGATGTATTGCATCATCATAGACCTTGTTTAAAATATTTTCATCTGATGCAGCATTAGTAACTGCTGTTCCAATTAACGTTTTTAATGACATATATTCACCTCCTTTTTAATATATGTTATCATGAAAGAAAGGAAGTGTTAATATGTTAAGTGTCATATTTTGTATTTTATCGTTATTGGGAATATGTTGGATTGTATTAGGGGTAATGTTATTAAGTTTTGGTGGTAGTGTAAAAGTTACTATTATTAATCCTTTAACAAAAGAAAGAGATATAGTAACTGATATAAATTTAATAAAAAGTAAAGGATGAGTTTTTATGAATGAATTAATTAGAGAGTCATTTGGCTCAAAAAGTAATAATATAGTAGAATTAAATTTAACAAGATTTGGTGATTGTTGTGTTATGGCAATGAGAGCTGATGAAAGTGAAAAGGGATTTTATAATAAGCATATTGAGTATGTATTTAGTGAGTGCACAAAAGCATTATCTAATAATGGAAAAGTTGGTGTATACAAAAATATAAAATGTAATGATAAAAAAATAAAGCATTATATAAGGATTATAGATAATATGGATGATTTAGACAATTTCAAGAATAATATAAAAAATATATATTCTCTAAGAGCTTAGGAAACTAGGCGCTTTTAATATTTCTTAATTTTCGGGAGGGGCACCAAGAAAGTATAAAATTTTAAGTTATGTCTATAATAATTAGATAAAACTTAAAATGGAGGTAATAATTATGATAGAATGTGAAGAATGTGGAAGATATAAACATGTTGATGATATTGAAGAATGCCCAAAATGTGGAATGGAGCTTTGCGAAAGTTGTTATCAAGAACATGTGAAAAGATGTTTAAATCCAGAAGTATATGAAGATGATGACTATCAAAATTAAATATCAAAATTATTAAGAGC